GCCTTCACAGGTAGCAATTGCTAAAAAATTGGGTGTGCCACTTAAAGACTATGCGGAACAATTAAAAATCACGGAAGGAGTATAAGCATGGAAAATCAAGATCAAAAAACTTCACGTGCGAGTCAGACTAGAGAAAAAACATCTCGACCAAAAGTCTGGTCTCCACCATCTTTATTAGATGCACCCCCTGCACCGGCAGGATATGTCCACAGATGGCTAAGAGCTGAGTCTATGGGATTCGACGATTCTAAGAACGTACAAAGCAGAATAAGATCTGGCTTTGAATTAGTAAGAGCCGATGAATATAATGAAACAGACTATGCTGTAGTGGAAGACGGTAAGTACAAGGGAGTGATCGGTCAAGGTGGCCTAGTGCTCGCTAGAGTACCTGTAGAGATCGCACAACAATACGCTGATTACTATCGTAAGCAAGCGCAGGAGAACGAAAGTGCCTTCGACAACGATCTCTTAAAGGAAGAGCATCCAAGTATGCCTATCAGTGTTGATAGAAATACTCGTGTAACTTTTGGTGGTACGAAGAAATAAGTTTTTTAACAATTTCTAGTTCATCATTTAAATTAACCAAGGAGAAAAACTATGGCAAACCAAGATAGTCCTTTCGGCTTAAGAGCAATAGGAAAAATCGGTCAAAATAGAGATAACCAAGGTTTAGCGGAATTTAGTATTGCAGCTTCTGCAACAGCTATCTACGGTCAAGATCCAGTTAAAGCGTTAGCTACTGGAACTATCGGAGTAGCGGCAGCAGGTGATACTTTACTAGGATCCCTAAATGGTGTTTTCTTTACAGCAGCCGATACATCAAAACCAACGTTTGCGAACCATCTGAATGCAAGTAACACTGCAACAGATATCGTAGGCTTTGTATCTTCAGATCCTTACGAGAGATTTGAGATTCAATCAGACAACACAACAGCTTCTGCACAAACTGATGTTTTCATGAATTATGACATCACTTATGCAGCAGGAAGTTCTCACGATTACCTTTCAGGTGTTGAACTAGATGACTCGACTACGTCGACAGCTAGTGGACAATTGAGAGTAGTTGGAGTTTCAAAAGACATTAAGAACAATGATTTAACTGCATCGCATGTTAACTTTGTTGTAATGATCAATGAGCACTTCTTAAAAGGTACAGCTGGAGTATAATAGCAGAATAGGAGATTAAATTATGGCTATATCACGAGGACAACTAGTTAAAGAACTAGAGCCAGGTTTGAACGCACTGTTCGGCTTGGAATACAAAAGATACGAAAACCAACATGCTGAGATCTACGCGACAGAAACTTCAGACAGAGCTTTCGAAGAGGAAGTTATGTTATCTGGATTCGCTAATGCTCAAGTAAAACCTGAAGGTTCAGGTGTAGTTTTTGACAATGCTCAAGAAACTTACACTGCAAGATACACTATGGAAACTGTGGCTCTTGCCTTCGCTATTACTGAGGAAGCGGTGGAAGATAACCTGTATGACAGACTGTCAAGCAGATATACAAAAGCGTTAGCTAGAAGTATGGCTAATACTAAGCAAGTTAAATCTGTTAACCCTTTGGTTAATGGTTTCGGAGGTGGTTTCACTTCTGGGGATGGTGTTAATTTATTTAGCACAGCTCACCCAACAATTGCTGGTACTACGTCAAACACTTTAGCTACAGCAGCTGACTTAAACGAAACTTCATTAGAGCAATCGCTTATTGACATTGCAGCGTTTACTGATGAAAGAGGTTTAAAAATTGCAGCGAAAGCGACAAAAATGATTGTCCCTTCTGCGCTACAATTTCAAGCTGAGAGATTGATGAAATCAGAAGGCAGAGTTCAAACTGCTGATAATGATATCAACGCAATCAGATCAATGGGAATGGTTCCTCAAGGTTACAGAGTGAACAATTTCTTAACTGATCCTAATGCGTTCTTCCTTATCACTGATGTTCCAAACGGAATGAAACATTTCGTTAGAACACCAATCAAAACAGCTATGGAAGGTGACTTCGATACTGGAAACTTAAGATTCAAAGCTAGAGAAAGATACCAATTTGGTGTTTCTGACTTTAGAGGAATTTTCGGTTCTCCTGGAATCAGTTAATAGATAATTTTGAGGCGGGACACAATCCCGCCTCATTTAAGAAATAAGAAAGATAAACCTATGAAACAACTTCTCATTAATATTTTTGCGTACAATCATCATGCTAAGTTTGAAATATTAGCTGAAGATAATGCAAAAGCTGTAGAACTAGCTATACTTGACAAGCTAGGAGAAAATAGTATAAAATGGGAAGATCTTGGAAACAATTATGATTCTAGGATTAATAGAATAACTTTTGAAGAGGTTATAAATGATACAAGACCTATACAAAGCAAAAAGGTCCTTGGAGTTGAAGTGGGAACAGGAGCATCTGGATAATAACAGATACACTCTTGAGATGGTCAGAATTGATGACAAAGTTAAAGAAGTCATTACAAAGATCAAGCTGGAAGAAGCAGCTATTGCCCATAGACAAAACGCTGTAGAAGGCGCTGCTCCTGAAGTTTCTGTAGCTACTTAATAAAAAGCTACATCGTTGGAAAAATCCACTCCACATTACAGGCTCTCTTGCACTCTACTCAAATCTAGTATATAAAAAATACACTATACATAAATTGAATATCGACGCGTATAGTCGACGGCCTAGAGACGATATTCAAATAACTAGGAGGATAATAATATGGCAAATACAACTTTTTCAGGACCGGTCATTTCTAAAAATGGCTTTATAACTACAGGCCCTGGAGCAACAAAAGCAATTAATTCTACTGGCTTAGGTGCAAGCGGTTTAGCTTTAACCGTCAACGACCATGCTGGAAGAATTTTAATTTCACAAGACGCAGATGGTATTTATAAGTTGCCAAGCATTAACACTAATGCAAACGGCGCAACTGCGGGAACAACTGACTACAACAACCTAAATAACGTTGGTGCTACATTTATGTTTTACATAGATACACTAGCAACTGATGTTCAAATCATAACTGACGGAACTGACAAGTTTACAGGTGCAGCTATGATTGCAGTGGATAATGGAGCTAAAAAAGCTTTCTTCCCTGCAGCAGCAAATGATGTTCTTTCTATGAATGGAACAACAACTGGTGGAATCGTAGGTTCAGTAATTACTGTTACTGCTTTAGAAGCAGCTCAATACTTGGTACACAATACTTTGATCTTAGGATCAGGAACTATTGTTACACCATTTAGCGATACGTAATAAATAATTAATGTGGGGCTTCGGCCCCACATGTAAATTTTAGGAGAAAAATTATGACAACATATGGATCAGCTATTGATGGAGTAGCAACTAACGTAACTACAGAAACTAAAACTCTTCAAGTTGGTAGAACTAGAGTGTATGGTGTACATGTATCAGGACCAAACGCAGCTGGTGTTTTGGATCTTAAAGATGGCACAGTGTCAAAAGTAAAATTAAATAAAGGTGCTCATATTCACGATATGACAATTAATTTTCCTGTACCAATTTTATTTAAGACTAATTTAAATTCTACGTTCACTACAGAACAAATTACAGCTATCACTGTATTTCACAGTGGCGGAGATAACTCGTAGGAGTCTAAATGGCCAACACTACTTCGGGCACTACAACGTTTGACAAAACGTTTTCGATCGATGAGATAATTGAAGAGTCTTATAATAGACTCGGTCAATTTGACATGAGCGGTTATAATCTAAAAACTGCTCGAAGATCGTTAAACATAATGTTTCAAGAATGGGGTAATAGAGGTCTTCATTTTTGGGAAGTAGCAAATACCAATATTACGTTAGAAACAAATAAAAACGAGTATAAAATTTTTAGAGCAACGTCTGATGGTAATTCTGATGGGGTTACCTCAACCCTAACTGCGGCCATAGCCACTACAACTGCAACTACTGGAATTACTATTGCTTCAAAAAATCGTATGCCTGATTCAGGAACAATTAATGTTGGATCTGAAAACATTTCTTACACTGGATTTAACAGTTTAGAACTTACTGGAGTAACTCGTGGAGTTAATGGAACTACTGCAGCAACTCATTCAGATGGAGCTGCTATTACTAATTTTGTTAATCAAGCTACAGAAATTTTAGAGTGTTCTTTTAGAAATAATTCTAATGTTGATTCTCCTTTAGAAAAAATAAACAGATCTCAGTACCAGGCGTTATCAAATAAAACAGCAACAGGGCAACCATCACAATATTTTGTTCAAAGATTCATTGACCATGTTTTGATAACAATTTATTTAACTCCAAGTTCTACTCAGAACGGAGACGTTATAAATTTTTATTATGAAAAAAGAATTCAAGATGCAGGTGCTTACAGTAATGCAACAGATGTACCGTATAGATTTGTACCATGTATGGTAGCAGGTTTATCTTACTACTTAGCTATGAAATATGCACAACCGAGAATACAAGAATTAAAATTAATTTATGAAGATGAATTGGCTAGAGCTCTAGAAGAGGATGGATCTTCAGCTAGTGTTTACATTTCTCCTAAAACTTACTTTCCGAGTATATAATTATGGGTAACACAGCAAGAGGAAAACACGCATTATTTATTTCAGACCGATCTGGTTTGGCATATCCATACACTGAAATGGTTAAAGAATGGAATGGTGCAAGAGTACATACTTCTGAGTATGAACCTAAACAACCACAATTAGAACCTAAACCTTACACTGCAGATCCCCAAGGATTAATGCATCCAAGACCGGCTAGATTAGAACCACCTACTCC